AACGAGCTTGGCACCGAAGACCTCCGCGGCGGTCTGGAGCGGGGCGCTAACCGCGGCCAAGGTGCGTGATTGCGAGGGCGTGAAGCCCTCCAGACGGAGTTGGTTGTATTCGTCGGCGTAGATGGCCGCGCCGGTCAAAACGGGGCCAACAACGGGGATTGCGGCGACTCCGGTGAAGGCCAGCGATTGCGGCCCCAAAAGGGCAATATCCTGCACAAACTTCAGCGCACCGGTGGCGTTGCTCTTGACGGGATCAAAACGATTGTCGGCCAAGTCGCGTAGTTCGCGGACGACGTTGAAGCGTTGCAGTTCACGCTCGGCCTGCTGAAGCAGGGTTCCGCGGTCGTCGGTGCTGACCTCCTCAAAGTCCTGCGGGCTGAAAGCGGTGCCGGTGGCGCGGGTCAGTTGGCCGGTGTTCTTGTTGCGGAAAAGCGTGCCTTCGCCTTGCAGGAGAGCAACCTTGGCCTCGGCGTCGGTTTCCTGCGCGACCAGCGCGGTGGTGCGAACCATGTTGAGCGAGCGCGGCCACGCCTCCGCGGCCATTTCCCAGAAGCCCTTGTCGTCCATTCCTTGGCGCTTTGCGGCCATGAAGATGGCGGCGTAGCCACGGTCGCGCACTTCCTTGGGCAGTTCGCCCAGCCCGTCAATGATGGCGTTGAGGTCTTCGACCGTCTTGACGTCATCCTCCGGCGCTCCCTCGACCTTGCGTCCGGTGACGTTGATGATATTGGCGTAGAGCCGTTGCAGGACGTCGCCGTGGTCGCGCAGCATCTGCTCGTTTTCGACGTAATATTGTTCTGCGGCCTTGAGCGTGTTGGCCTCCCAGTTGTCCGGCAAAGCGTCGAGGATCTCGGCGTTTTCCTCTTTCCACTTGGTCATTAAGGTCGGGATGTCTACCGGCGTGCCTTTGTTGACTTGGTCGAAAAGAGAAAGGGCAACGTCTCCGGCGATGAGGTCGTAGGCTTCGTCGCTTTGCTTCTTTGTCTCAAACGACTTGCGGACAAGTTCAAAGGCTTCGCTTTCGGTCTTGGGCGCTTTGCCCATGTTCTGCAAAAACCAGCGGTCGCGTTCGCTCGGATAAAGGTCGCCCATTTCGCGGGCGGTCTGGTTGGTCTGGGCGGCAATGAACTTGCGGTTGGCCGCGCCATATTTGACTTCGTCGTCGGCCTGCCCGCCGCCGGAGTCAGACCACCAACTGTTGACGTCGGCGTAGATGCCGGTCAGATCGTCGTAGTTGCGCGACTGCTCCTCGGCCAGCTTGGTTTCCGCCCAGTTGCGGAGGGCGCTGCGGTATTGCTCCTGTTCCATCGGACTGGCCGAATCGAAGGAGTCATAGAGTTCGCTGGCCCGCTGGTCATCGATGGCCAGCGTGAAGTCTGCGGTTTGCCTGCCTGCCGCGCCGCGGGAAACGGTGCGTCCCTCGTTGAGCATGGTCGGGGTCATGCGCTGCGATACATCTCGTAGGCTTGCTGCCACCCGCTGTTGTCGAGCGGGAAGTCTTGTCCGGCTTCGTGGCGAGCCATTGCTTGGGCAAAGGCAATCGCGTCTTCGGGTGAGGCCATGATTTCGGCCACGCTTTGGTCGGCGGTGAATCCGGCGCTTTGCAGGATGGAAAGGTAGCTGGACACATTATTTCCCCCGCTCCACTTGGCGATGGCTTGGCGCACGCTGCTGTTGCGGTAGCTGGGCCGGTCAAGTTGGTAAAGCAGCGCGGCGGCTCCATGAACCGGCGTGGGGAACTTGGCGATCTGGTTGCCTTGGCCCAAGCCGTCGTTGAGCTTTTGGCCATACTCGGCACCAAATTTTTTCTGCCATCCTCCGACATACCACATGGCTCCGGCGTTGTTGTTGCGGATGGAGGCTGGAGCGCGGCGTGATCCGGCGTTGGTCTGCGGGCCAAAGCGCGGGTCTTGCAACACGCGCCGCGGGTTGATGGTCGGCGCTTGAAGCACTTCCGGCTTCGGCGTGTCGGCCACGCCGTCGGCCATGTCCTCTTGGTAAATCTTGGTGCGGATCTGGTTGTATTGCTCGGTGACTTTGGTCGCGTCGGCGGCTTCCTTCGGGTTGGCTGATGCCCAGCTATTGAGCATGTCGATCTCGCGGGACTGGCGCGTCTTGGCCGCTTGCCACGCTTCTTCGTTTTTAATGGAACCGTATTTGCCCAGCGTGAACATCTCGCGGCTGCGCTGCTTGATGGCTTCGATGGCGGTGCTGGGCTTGGGTTGCGCGTCCTTCTTTTTGTCGCGCAGCATTTGGCTCAAGTCGGCTTGGAAACCGGCGGGCATGGTGTGAACCCATGACAGCAGACGGTCAAATTCCTTGGATTCTTGGTCAACGGACGGATCGTAGAGGTCAATGGCGGTGACCAGTTGCGGGCGCTGGGCGAGGCGTTTGGCCTGTTCTTCGGGCGACTGGCTAAACGCCGCCTCCAGCTTTTGCATATTGAGCGTGTCCAGCCTGTCGCTCCATTGCTCGCGCAGTTGTTCGACGGTTCCGTATTGGCCTTCGGCAATGCCGGTGACGGCTTCGTTGTAGCTGTCGATGGTGGCGTTTTGGCTGTGGCCCTCCCACATTTTGAGCGCCTTTTTGATGTCGGCTGGCTCGCCGTTGAGCGACGGGAAAAACTTGCTTTCAAACGATCCGCTCTCGACCGCTTGGCGCAGATCGGCGGTTACTTCTTCAGCTTCCGCGGTCGTTCCTTCGGCCAGACGCTGGATCATTTGGGTGTCAACGGTTTCCCAAAGTTGGCGCTTGGTTTCGGCTTTTTGTCTTTGCTCAAATTTGATGATTTCAGACTCCCCGTATTCCTGCGTCCACAATCCTGCCTCCGCCCCTCGCCGCCATCCTGCCATGACGTCTTCGGGTCGCCCGTCCAACTCGGCCCGCTCAATGTAATTCTTTTTTTCCTGCACAGCCCGTCCGATCATGGCTTTGTTGGCGCTGGTAAACACTTGCGCTTTGATCCCGTTCTCTGTGTTGGCCAGCCATGTGTCGCGGCGGTTGAGTCCGTCGCGGGTGGTCATCTTGAGGGACGACACTTGGTCGCGCAGCTTGGGCGCGTAGTTGTTTTCCCAGATACTGTTCCATTCGCTCTCCGGCTTGGTGGCAACCTCGGCGTCGAACTTGGAAACCATGTCCGTCTTGATCCGGTCGGCGGCGGCAAGGTTGGCCTCGTCGCTGGCGCGGGCCATCGACAGCGAAAAGTCGCCCAGCACATTGGCCGCTTGCTGACCGGCGTTGCCAAGGTTCTCGTAGGCGCGGCCCACCGCCATGTAGCTGGCGTCGTCGATCATGCCCATCAGTTCGACGTCGGGCGTGCGGATGGCCCCTACCGGCAGCGGCACGGCGGTTGAGCCGGTCGCGGGAGCGTTGGGGATTTGGACGAGCGGGATGTTGGCCATTACGCTGCTGTGCCTCCTTTAGTTCCGCGGAAATTAAAGTTGCTTCCAATGCTCGCCGCTTGCGAAACGCCGGAGATAAGCGACCCGTAGCTATTGACGCGCAGGGCGTTGGCGGTGTTCTGGCCTTCCAAGAGGATCGGCTGGGCGCGGAAGGACGCGCTGGCCGCGTTGTAGTCGGCGGCGGCTTGGTCGATCAGCGAATACTGGGCCTGCCATTTTTCGACTGCGGCCTTTTGGAAATAGGCACCACGCTCAAGGTTGGCTTTGTAGAGTTCGTCGCCCACGGCCATGTTCATCAGTCCGGCGCTTTCGGCCATGACGGCCAAGGGCGAACCGCTGGTAGCCACACCTGCCTTGGCGTAGCGAGCGCGTTGGGTTCCCAAAAGTCGGTCGTTTTCTTGGCGCATCCGGCGGGCGCGTTCGCGGGCCTCTTGTTCCACGCGCAGCCCCTCGTTCTCCATGACCTTGGCGTTCTGCATGCCCGCGGCGTATTGCTGCTCGGCGGCGACCTTCTGCATCGCCGCCTGCATCTGCATGTTTTGCAGTTGCACTTGGTAGTTGTAGTTGGCCAGACGCTGCGCGGACGCGGCCTGCTGCTGCTGGCCGTAGTAGCTGATGCCCGCGCTGGCCAGCGTTCCCAAGATGGCCGTTCCGGCCAAAACTGATGCGGTGATTCCGGCCATATTATTCGATGACTTTGACGAGGTGGGTAACGTCCTCGTCGGCCTTGGTGAACCCGTTCTTCTGGTGGAACTTGACCAGCGAATCCTGCCTGCATGTCGTCATCATGGCGCGGTAGCCGGTGGCCTTGGCCTCGCCGGTCAGAAACGAATCCAAGTGACGGAGGGCTTTGACGGCGCGTCCCGCGTTGGCTTCGGGATTGCTGACCATATACTCCAGCCAGCAAACCGGCGACGAGTTGTCCATGTAGAGCCACGCCGCGGCGGTGTCCTTGGTCTTCTCGCCCTCAACCCAGTAGGCAATGACGCCCAGCTTGGGCAAAAAGGTTTGCGGCACCGGATTCCACCCGTGGCCCGTCCACCACGCGCAGACCATGTCATAGTCTTGCGCGGGATCGAACATGCGGAGTTGGATGGCGGCTTGGCTCATGGGTTTAGTCAAATCACACTAATGTCAATCTCCGAAGGCGTCGAGCTTTGCGACAAGGGCGCGGACGGTCAGCGGATAGGGCAGGGTTTGCCGGAGGTAGAGGTCAGCGTCCTCGGAGTAGTTGCCCGCCAAGACGACCTCGGTATCGCCGCTGAAAGGCGGCGGGCTGGAGTCCATTGGGTCGCTAAAGTCGCGGGGATACATCCAAAGCCATTCGCTGCCGTCGGTGCTGGCCTGCCCACCCAAGGACTTGTAAAGGCTGACCTCGACGCGGTTGAGGCGTTTGTTGCGCCCGCGGGTCGGGCCGTCCTGCATGTTGTAGTCGAGCTTCATGGGCTGGAGCAGGCTGGTGAAGTGCAGTCCCACCAGCACCTTGCTGGCCGCTTTGGCCAAGGTGATCTGCCCGCCGGAAACGATGACGCTGGGCTGCACGGCCCCGTCGGCCAAGATGCTGACCGTTTTGCCCTCCAAGTGGGACAGTCCGGTGATCGCGGTGGTGGCTGCGCCGGAGTAGCGTTTGGCGCAGTCCAGATACCACCAATCAGCCTTGGTCTGGGCATCGAACGCGGCCCGCCAGTCGGGGCGCAGGCGCTCGATGTAACGCTTGGTCTGGCCGTTGACTGTGCGCTTGACCGCAAACCAGACCTCGTCGTCATTGCCGCCCAGCCCGTAGATGGTGGCCACGGACTCAAATTCGCCGTCGGTCGTGTGCCGGTGCCACGCGACCACTTCCTGCTCGCGCTCGTAGGTCATCGCGGCCAGTTGCCCGTCGCCGCGCAAAGCCCAGAGAATGGCGTCGGGCTGCTGGGTGTAGCTCAACTCGGCAATGTCGCTGAAGGTAACGTGTTCGGCCAAAACGGTCATGTCGGGGGCGACCCATGCATCACGCTCAAAGGAGTAGACCAGTTCGCGCACTTTGCGCCCTTGGCGCTGGACGAAAAGCAGGACGTCGTTGATCAAGACGGCCCGCATGTAGCGGGAACCGTAACCGGACTGGCGCTGGGCCTGCACGTTGCTCGGCGTGAGCGGCTGGTCGCTGGCCGTTGATCCGATTGTCCACTCGTCGCCGGAGGTTCCCAGCATGAGCTTGCGCTGCGAGTAGAGCCAGTTGATGCGGTTGCCTTCGCTGGCCGCGATGGTGAATTGCAGCGCGGCGTCATCAGTCGTCCCAATCTTGAAGTTTTCAAAATCGTCCAGCGCGGAAAGCCAGACGTTCTGCGGGTGGCCGCTGGTTCCGGCGAAGGCAAGGCGCTGCTCATGGACGGCCACGGTGCGGGCGAACCCGTATTTGGAGCAAAAGGCCGATTGCTGGGACGACACGCTCTGGCGCGAATCGCTCCACCGGCCAAGGTATTCCAGAACGGTGGCGGTGGCCGAAGTGGCGCTGGCCACGGCGGTGATGCTGACCCGCCCGCCCTCGGTGTAGTCGCGGGTTTCCAAGATCATGCGGGCGTTGGTGTTGCTGGCATAGTTGGTGACGCGCAAAACGTATTCGGTTTCCAGTGGCTCGGTGCCGGTCGAGACGATGTTGCGGTTGCCGGTGGCGTCGTAGCTGCGGACGGTTTCCATCCGGCTGACGTTGTGCATTTCCACTGTCGCTGATGCGGCTCCGCTGTTGGCCACGGTGAAAGTAAACTGGTCGGCGCTGGTCACGGTAATCGTGTAGGCACCGGCAAAGGGCGCGGCTCCGGTGATCAGCACGGTGTCGCCGGTTGTCCAGCCATGAGCGGTCAAAGTTGCGGTGGCCGTGGTCGTCGAGCGCGTGACCGCGACGGCGGAAGTGGCGAGCAGTTTGTCCATTTCCTCCTGCGTCTTGCGGAGAATGGACACGGTCGCGTCCCACGTTCCGGTCGTCTGAAAGTCCCATGTGGCGTTGGCCGACACGGGGATCACGCCGGAGAATCCGTTGGCCGAAATGGCCAGTTCGACAAAGTTGAGCGCCTTGTTGAAATTGAGGGCAATCTCGGTGCCGACGTCGGAGGCGGTGAAAAAGTTCTGCGAGGAGGTCAGCGTGATGGTGCCGCGGTTGGCCGACGCGGTGAACTTGACCGCGTTTTCCAGATCGACCAGCGGCGGGTATTGCCAGTTGACCGCGGCCAGCGTCCAGTTGTTGTCGGCCAAGCGGGTCAGTTTGTAGGGGGGATAGTTGGCGTGGGCGATGTAGAGGATGTCGTTGATCTGGACGTATTGCAGTTCGCGCAGATGGGCTTCGTCGTAGGGGCTGGCCAGTTCCAAGGGGTTGCTGGGGGAAGACGGGTTCATCACCGGCACGCCATTGCCCCAGACGCGGAAATACTGGTGGCCAAACTCCAAGACAAAGCGCGTGGTCGTCGAAAAGTTGAAGGGGATTAAGCGGCAGCGTTTGTCGGATAGCTTGGCTTCGCCCAAGTATTCGGTTCCGGCGCGGCGGTAGACCCCCCCGTAGGGCAGCACGATCATGTTCTCCAAGCGTCGGCATCCGCTGCGGTATTTCTCGACGTCCGTGCGGGCGTCCATGTAAGGACTCAACTCGCCTGCATTGAGGGCGGTGACGAGGAGATTGGCCATGACCTATTGGCTGCTGGGAAACTTGGTGTAGCGGGCCGCGACAAGGTCGCTGTTTGTCCACGGCATCTTGCGGCGCAGACGCTCCTCAAAGGCGTCGGCCATGCGGGCCTTGGGGCCGGTGATGGCTTCGTATTCTTGAAGCAACTCCTGCGGCATGTTCCGGCTTCCGGTCAGCGGGCCTGCCAGACGCGAGGCCAGCATGGTGGCCAGCGCATGGACAAACAGCGGGTGATAGAACGACCCGTCCTCGACGCGGGAGACATAGCGGATGTTGGCCTCCTCCGCGTTGGTCAGAAGCTGGTCGCCCTCGACGCTGAACTCCCCCAGCCTTTCGTTGGGTTCGTAGCCATTGAGTTGGACGACGCGCAGGCAGTCAAACGGCAACTGGTAGGCGCTCTCCCACTCGCTCTGCGGGGCGGTGGCCAGCTTGTTAAGCGCGGAGCGGCGCATGGCGAAGTTCCAGCGATGGGACTGCAAGACTTCGTCGCGGGTCTGGGCGAAGAAACGGTTGCAAAACTGGGCCTGCTTGCTGTCGTCGGTCAGCGCCATGATCGGGCTGATGCCCAGCTTGGCCAAAGCCAAGTTGCAGATGGATGTTTCGTCGGCCATGAAAGTTAGAAAAAGGTGGCAGACTATTGAAGCCGGTCTGCCAGCGGCTGTGAGTGCCTTACGGCATGCGGAACGCGAGCAAGAAGGCAATCTTCTTACCGGCGGTGACCGCGTTGGTGCGGGCGAACGCCGCCGTCACTGTGCGGGTGTCGGCGGTGATGACGTAGCGCGGAAGCACGCTCGTCGCCACAGCGGCAGTGACTGCCGCGGAGCCTGCGGTCGAACTGTTGAGCGAGATCGAAGTCGCGCTGTAACGGTCGGCGTCGGAAGCATCCCCAATCGTGGAGATGGCAACCGAAGAACCGCCCAAGGACGCCTCGTTGGAGACGCGCCAGAGTTCGGGCAGCGGGATCGCGCCAACGGGCAGAACAGCAATGTTGATGCTGTCGCCGGTCGCCGCTTCCGTGCCGGTGCATGTGTAGGTCGCTTGCGCGTAAACGACGTTGCCTTTGACAAGGTCGCCGTCCACGCGGTTGCGGACGTTAAGCTCCAGATTTTCGGGAGCGATGTCGGTGTAGAACGTAGCCATATTATGATTCTCCTATGGTTGGTTGTTGTTGATTAGAGAACCTCGTCGGCTGCGATTTCGACGACCTTCTTCTCTTCCATGCGGGTCGCGCCAAGGCTCGCCACCGTGCGGATTTGCAGGGAGTGCGACTTGTCGGCGCGGATGTCCACATGCACCTTGCGACCGGCGTCGGCCAATTTGAGGCCGGAGCGGACGTAGGCGAAGCAAGTGCGAACACCAGTGCTGGAGTTGTAGGGAAGCAAGGACGACGCCACGCGGCGGAACTTGAAGCCCATGAAGGTGTCGAGTTGGCCCTGCACCAGCGCCTTGACGCTGTTGTAGTCGGCGCTGATCACCTCGGTCGTGCGAAGCAAATCTTGGAGTTGCTTCGCGCTGACCACAATGATGCGAGGATCGCTGTCGTCCACCTCTGCGTCGTTGAGCAGATAGGAGGCTTGGCGAAGTTTCGCAATGGTCAGACCGCTGTTAGCGGTGCTGCCGGTTTCGACGTAATCGACGGCGACCTTCTGCCCAGCGGGCAAAGCGGTCGGGGTCACGCCGGTTTCGCCCGTGTAGGCAGAACCCAGCGCCGCGTCGATGATGACCTTGTCGCAGGTGCGAAGGTAAGCCATCGCGTGGTTGTTGACCGTCTCGGACTGCGGCAGGCTGACCTCACCCAGATACTCGGCATCCCACTCGTCAAAGAGGGTGGCGTGTTCGTAGGGATACGGACGAAGCCAGCGTTTGGCGAGGGCCACATCGCTGATGTTGGTGTCGGCGGCGCGGGCGGTGATTTTGGTCATTTCGACCGCAGCCATTTGGTTGAATGTTTTTTCTTTGCCGCGAACGGACTCCACGGACACGAACTCACGCAACTTGGAAACCTTCTGCTGAAGAAGGTGTTCCCAGTTGGAGGTGAACTCCGTCGTGAAATACTGCGGGATTTGTGCAATAGCAGACATAGTTGTTTCTCCTTTGGTTTTGACTAAACCCGCATCGTGCGGATCTGGTCGGGTTGTTGTTGGTTTCTGTCCCGCGGCGCTACCGAGTATCCGTTCGTGACGGGTCGTCGGCCTTGGGTTGCCGTCGGGCAGGCTCAACGAGGAGGTGTCTGCCTAACTGTTTGCGAGAATTGCGCTGCGCCGGAAGTGGCGCAAGGGTTTAGTCAAAAAAAGTTGCGGGCTTTTGTGTATAGCAAAACGACGTTTGGTATACACAACGTGTCGAAGCCTTCGACATGGTTGAAACAACGTGTCGACATTTCAGCGCAGCGCCGCCCACAAGAATCCGCCGTTGGCGCATCCGTAGAAGAAAAAGATGACGGCCATCGCCGGATCGCCCTGCTTCCACCACCCTACCGCGGTGGCAAAGTAAAGCAGGGTGCAGGCAAGGAGCGGCCAGAAGGTCATCCGATCACTCCGTCGTTCTTGCGCTCCACCCAGTCCATGACCTCGGCAATAACCAGACTGACCTCGGCAATGGCGTCTTCTTCGATGTCCCAAAAGCGGGCGTGAAGCAGTTCATGGATGACAAGTTCTTTGCCGCGGTGGGCAATAGCGTCTGGGTGGATGTAGACGGTTCTATCGTCTCGGACGCACAGTCCGTCCACAGGCTCGCGATCCGGCGGGCGTTTGAGTTTGACCCTCCAGCACTTGCCGTCGAGGGCGACTCGTTTGGTGGGGATGTGTTTCATTTGAGTCGGTAGTGCGGGATGGGTCGGGTGACGCTGCCGGAAGTTGTTCGGAACGTCTTGCGCTCGCACCGGCCCTCGGCCACGGCGCGGCAGAGCATGGCACCCACCGTGGGGGTGGCCTTGCCCAGCTTGGCCGCTATTTCCTTGGGGGTAAGCCAGCCCTCCGGCACCTCGTCCACTTGCTTGGGCGTGGCCAAGGCCGCGGCCCACGCGGCGGCGGCAATCTGCTCGGCGGTCAGCGGTCTTTTCACAGATCCGCGACCTCCGGCGCGGGCGGGTTGAAATGCAGATTGTGGACATTGGGCAGTGCGCCCTCCGGCTGGTTGCGCCAGTCCAGCACCATCATACTGGGACGCGGGATCGCATCCGGCACCACCTTGTGGGCGTGGCGTGTCAGAAACTGCCATCCGCCGGTAATGCCCAGCATGGACGCCCCGTCGCTAAACCATCCGCCGCAATGGCGGTGGGCGCGAAGAAAGACCTTGGCGGGTTCGTGACCGGCACGAAGCGAATTGAGGCGGGCGTTGCCCATCGCAATCGACATGGCGGTGGCCTCCAAGTAGGCGCGGCTGGTCACGCCAATGTGGTGGGTGGCGTCTATCAGTGTGCCATGAATACGAAACAGCCACTTCTCGCGGGCCGCGCCATCCTTGGCCCCGATCAAGCGGGCCAGATACGATTCAATCTCATGGGTGTGGCACTCGGTGCCTTTGACCACCAGCGTCTGGGCGGCGGCTTGCGACATGAGGCGAAGCGCCTCTGCGGCCATTTTGCAGTGCAGTTCGATGAGTGTGGCGACGACCTCCGGCGACTTGTGGTGGATGCCCTCGGTGGCATCACCGTTGACCAACAACACAAAAGGATCACTGCCCACAATCTCCGACACTTGGGCCTGTGCCTCCTGCCACTTTTCCCAGAGCCACGCTTGGTGGATGTTCTTGCCGAATCCGATGGTGTTGCCGTTGATGCTTTCGCTGTCCGGCGGCATCAACCCTACGCTCGACCCGCAATGCAGATCGCTGACGACGACCAGCAACTGCGGGCGTGATGGTTTTTTAGACATGGTGAGTCGATTAGGCGCTGGTCAGCATCCGGCGCACTTGGTCAACGACCTCCGCGTCACCCTCTTGGTAGCGGGAGTAGAGCGGGTTGGCTTGGTTGGTCATAATGTCCCGTGCGCGGGCGCGAGTGCTGCTCGCTCCGGTCTGGTCACCGGCCACCAACTTGTCGTCGGACAACTTCTCCGCGAGGTTGACAATGGCTTTAACCACTTGCGGATCGACGAAGCCTTGGCTGGTCGGATCGACTCCGGCGGTCACTGCGGCGCGGCGAGCCAGTTCGATCTTCTCCGGCATCTTGTCGCCCCAGACCTTCTGAAGTTCGGCCCGTCCGGTTTCCAGTTGGGTTTCGATCATCTGGGCGGCGGCTTGGTTCATCAGCGCGGCCCGCTCCATGTCGAAGCGCATGAACTCCTGCATGGCGGCGGCAGGAATGTGGTGCTTGTGGGCGAGTTCCGCGGCACGCTTGGCCACGTTCTCATCCCAGACGACACCTTCGGGCAGTTGTTCCGGTTTGAGGTTGTAGGCTTCGGGCGATTCGGGAACGCCGATGGCCTTGCGGTAGGCGGAAATTTCTTCCGGCGTGGACTTCTCGTTGGGAGGAACGATGGCGTTGGCCTTCTTGCCCAAAAGTTGCTCCAACCCGTTAAACCCTTTGGCCATCGACTCGACGTCGATCTTGTCGTTGCGCCAATACTTTTCGGGAACCCATTCGGGCTTTTCGGCTACTGCGGGCGCTGGCGCGTCGGTAACGCTGGCAGGCGCACTGGAAAGGAGTGTCCCTTCGGTTGTGACGCTGGTGTTAGGAGCGGGTGCGGTGGACGCGGAAACAGCGGCGCTGTCCGCGGTGGTGCTGGTTTCGGAGGTGGTGGTTGCATCAGTCATAATGGTTGGTGTTGGTTGGTTGGTGTTTTGACTAAACCGCGTTTAGCGGAGGACTTCGGTGGAGGGCCGCTCGACGTCGGCATCACCGACGACGGGCAGGGAAAGTTTGTGTTCGATGAAAAGGATCACCTCGCGCTGTCCGTCACGCACCGCGGCGGCGATGGGGTCAAACGGACGCCCCAGCGTGCGCTCAAAGGCGGGCCGGTTCATGCGGAAGTAGGCTTTGAGGTTGTCCAAGACGACGCGGCCATCCTCGCTGTCAAAGGTGCGGTAGTAGGCGTTGTTGATGCGCTGGAGCGATTTGCTGCGCTCCAGTTCTTTGTCGGTGGTCATGCGGTGGCTTGGTTCATCAAACGGCCAAGGGCGCTGTCCTGCTTGACGCTACCGGCTTTGCCTGCGGCCTCGGCCATCGTGAGCATCTCTTGTTGCTGCTGCATCTGGGCCTGTGCCTGTGCGCGGGCGGCGCGGGCCTCTTCGACCTCGTCCTCCTCGGCCAGCCAGTCGGCAGGCAGTCCGTCGTTGCGGGCGGTTTCGCGGGCGATAACGTCCCACTTGAAGTTGTCCAGCACTTCGGGGCGCACTTGCGCGATGATGGCGTTGCGCTCCATTGTCCTTGCCAAGGAAAGGTTGTGCATGGCGCGGATGGCGAGCGCGACCTTGCTGACGTAGCTGACTTCCGGCTCCGGCAGCATAGGCTGTCCCATCGCGTCCATCTGAATCGCGTCCTGCGGCGGCGGCGGGAAATGGCCGTTGCGGATAAGAATCCCGAAAACTCCGCGCAGCATGGGCGAAAGCAGTTCGGTCGTCTTGCGGGTGAACGAAGGCGAAAACTGCACCAGCTTCTCGCTGGCCCGCTCGGCCACTTCGGTCGCGGTCATGTTGGTGCGCTCCATCGAGGCGAACATGCGAAACATGTCCACATGCATGGCGGTATTGATCGCGTTGGTCTTGCGGGCCTCGCGGTCGAGTCCAATAGAATAGTCGCCCGCGGTGGCCCACTCCTGCGGCAGAGCGTTGGGCTGCGTTGGGTCGTAATAAGTGACGCCCCCAGAGCGCAAATCGACTTCCCCTTCGTGCGTAGCTGGCATGAGGAGGCGAGGGAACGCTTTGATCTCGGAGAGGGCGTCAAGCTGTTTGGCCAAAAAATTGAGTTGGCGGGCTTCGGGCAGCGCCATCCATGCCGGAGAAACTCCATAAACGCCTTGCTGACTTTTGACATGCCTGCCCGCGAAAAAAGGTTTCTCGTCGTAACCGGAGTTACGGCACACATGCTTGTTGCTCTGGTCAACGTAGACCGACGCCCAAGGCTTGTTGGGGCCGTCAGCCTTGTTGCGGTCGCGGTCGCCGTCTTCCCGCTTGTAGAGGGCATGAACGAAGCGGTGCTTCACTGTGCCGCCCTTGCCGGTGCGCCGGATCTCGGCCAGCTTCTTCTGCATGGCGGGCGCAAGGTTGTCTTCGCCAAACTTGTCGGCGGCTTGCAGGACGGTCAGTTCCAGTTCGCGGAAGACAGTGTCAATCAGTCCCTCGTCGTTCTCGGCCAAGCTGTAGGTGCCGATGTCGAACTTGTGGAAGACAAGCGGGTGCGAGATGCCCGATTCGACGAACATGCAGTAGGTGCCGAAGACGCTGTCGTCGTAGTAGAGTTCGTGGATCTCTGTATAAAGATTGCTGGTGGCCAAAAGCAACTGGGTCATCTCGCTGCACTTGGCATACCACTGCTTGGCCTTGTCGCTCATCACGCCCTTGGGCGGTTCGTAGACAAACCACCGCGAATCCGCGGGCGTGATGTAGGCAAGTTGGCCGTTGGCCAGCGTAGCCGCGGCTTGGACGGCGGAAGTGTCGAAGAGGACGTCGTAGCGCGAGCTATCCGGCACACTGCGCTTGGCGCTGATCTCGGCTTTCCTTGGGAGAAAATATTCCGCCAACTCTTGCCAATGCGTATCCCATGAGGCCCGCTCGGAACCCAAGTCTTGGTTGCGGGCGAGAACCCAGTCAGCGAGTTGGACGTTGTCTTTCATTTACCAGAGGTCTGCATCGTGGGTTGCGGCGATGAGAAGCATGATGCCGGTGGAAACAACAGCGAGGTGGTAGACGAGCGGTTCCATGTGCTTATCCAAGAAGGCTGCGTTGGCCCAAGCGGCCCGTGTTGCCCGTGGCGGGGTTGTAGCCGCCGGTTTCACCGGCCAAGAGGCTGGCCCGCGGCTTGCGCTTGCCTTGCTGGGCGCGTTTTTGCTCGGCCACTTCGCTGGCCGGAGCCTGCGGCTGCGGGACGTCGGACGCCTTTTGGCGCTCCTGCATCTCGGCGTTGTAAGCGTCGGCGGATCTGTTGTAGGAGGCATCCATCGCGGCGTTTTCTTGGCGCACGCGCTCCTTTGCCGCCATTTCCTGCCTCCAAGCGTTGTAGTAGGTTTTGTCGGTGTCGTTGGCATTGCGCTCGCTCATCTGCCAGAAATAATCGGGCATACCCCTTTCCAGCGACCCCACCGGCTCCGGCTTGTATTTTGGCGCGTTGGGCCACTGCACCTCTTTGTTGGTGCGGGCGACCATCGACGAAGAATCTTGGATGCCCTTGGGCTTCTCGCCCAACGGCGTCGGCGCGGGGCCGCTGCTTCGGGCGTCTTCCGCGGCCAGCATTTCGCTGGTCTGTTTGCGGTTTTTGGTGACCCGATCCCGCATCATGGACTCGGCTTGGTTGGCCTGCACTTGGAGCATGGCACGGGCCTTCCACGCCTCGTTGACCGCGGTGGCCTTTTGGCGCTGCGGGCTACGATATCCCGTAGCCTGTGATCCGGTTGGAATCAGCGCCATAAGTTACCCCAAAAGACTGCTGCCCGTGGCTGGATTGCTGTAGCCGCCGGTTTCCCCGCCTTTAACCGTGCGAAGAAAACCTTCGCGCCGCGCTGCCTTTTCGCGTTCCGCGCCAGACGCCTCGTTAAAGGCGGTCATGTCGCGCTCTTGCGGAGGTGGCGGCGGCTTGATCTCCGGCATCTTGGGCATCTCCGGCATCTTGAACTGGGGCATGGGCGGTGGAGTTCCGCCTCCCCCGCCCATGCCTCCGAAATGGCAGCGGCAGATGAGGTCAATCTTGGACGAGTTGTAGAAGCGCATATTTTTGGATGAGTTTGTCGGTCGAAAAGAAAGTCAGCGGATGGCCACTCCTCTCCCATGCGATGAGCGGAAGATAAAAGGGGATGTGGCGCAATAGTTTTTTGACTAAACCCTGCAAGCCTTGGTCGTCGGCCAAGGCGAAAGCGTAGACATACCATGCGTCCCAGTCCTTGCGCTGGAAGCCGCACCAGACGTCGTTGATCATCTCCTGCGGTGCGGCACTGCACACCGGCCTCGCCATCATCACATACTCCGGCGTGCTAAAAAAACAGCCATGCGAGAGGTGCGCGAGCATGTCTTCCTCAAACGTCCGCGGGGAATCCGCGGTGTAGAGCATCTTGCACTTTTCGATCGGCGTCATCGTCGCACGATTGTCCGGCGGTTGAAGTCCAAGTCGCGGATGCCGGTCGTGACCACGGTCGGACGCGGCTTGGCAAAGCCGGTCTTGAGCATCCCTGCCATCTCGGCCTCGGCTATCATGCGGAGCGCATCCGCGGCGTGACTGGCCCAGTTGTGGACAGGCTCGTTGACCACAATGCCGGTCGCGCTCGACCGCTTGTAGGCGTAGTTGGCCAAGGCATCGAGGCCACGCTCGCAGGCAGGCAGGCGGAACGAGAACCGCGGGAACATTTGCAGGCAGGCGTTGATCCCGATCCAGATGTCATGCGTCCTTGGCAGCACGCGCACGTTGGCCAGTCCGGCCTCGGTATACACTTGGGCGTCAGCCTTGCCGCTGGTGCGAGTCGCCGCGGCATCGTGTGGCAGGAAATGCGCTCCGTAGCTGTAGCCCTTGGCCAGCATGTGACCGACGCGCTGGACAGGCGTCATGTCCAGATCCATGTCGCAGTCGATCACGCGGATCTCGTTGCCGCCGATCACTTGGAAATACCAGACGACGGTGTTGACTGGCGAACCCAGATCCCACGCGGTATGCACCAAGGTCGAATTGTCGGTCTTGAACGCACTGATCGCGCCGCTGGCTCGCAGCTTGTCGAGTTCGCCCGCGTAGATCGCGCCCTCGACCGGCGACTTGAAACACTCGTCGAGTGTGGTGGGGAACTCGCGGAAGATGAAGAGGCCCAAGTCGCGGGACTGCCGGTCATACCAGAGGCGTTGCTGGTCACTAAAAGTGTGGCCCGTTTGTGACTGCATCTGGTCAAGGTATTGACTGATTGCTGGACTGATCGTGGCAGGATCGCCGTCGAGCCGGTAGGTCGGATCGTTATACCAAGGGAAAAAAACGACCCTCCAGTCCTTGTCCGTCTTTTGTTCTTCGGGGGTTTCCATCGACGCTTTGACCAAATCCCACAAGTGGCCTCCCCTGCCCCCCTTCCATGTCGTCTCCACAAGGACGGTGCCGTGTTCCGCGGACGGAATGGCTCCGGTGAGGATTTCCTCGGAACGCCGCGGGTCGTCCAAGGCAAAGGTTCCCCACTCGGAGATATGCAGAAATTGGTTGGTTCCACCGCGGGCGCGTAGGCCCGCGAAAATCGCGCTGGGCGCGTCCTTAAACGCTTGCACCTCAAAGATGCTGCCACTGTCGCGTATGATGCTGATGTCGGCCTTGAGTTCCGGTGCCATGTATTCGTAGGCAACCTTGCAGATGGTCGAGAGCTTGCGCTCCGCGTCGGCAGCGGTCTGATCGACGATGCTGACCTGTGCGCCCGCGTTGAAGAACGCCAAGTCAGCCAGCAGCAGATCGATGCATGTGGACATGCCCAAACGGCGGGCCTTGAGAATGATAATGCGCTTGAGTTTGCGCCGGAACACCATGTCGAAAACCTTGGCCTGCTCGGCCCGCGGCTCAAACTTCACCACCCGCCCGTCGTCGGCCCGCTTGATCGAATACAAGTTCGACAAGCGCCAGACGGGGTCACTCAATAACAACGGTTTGTCCATCGCGGATTCTGGCGACCAGTGA